CTCAACATGCGGTGAAAGTTACTTCTTATACTAAATAGCGAAACTGTCACCTTTTGCGAAAAGGTTCATACCCCACTTAGGGGGATAACCTTTACCCCACTATTTTCCCCCTGTCCTTAAGGAACTAACCTTCAAGTTTTTCAGCCTATCATACATTTCATCATATAAAACAATTTCGATATTTTTTAAAGATGATCTCAAAACTTCAAAATCTTTTTCCATTCTATCATTTTCCAAATTGCTTCTGCTTCCGATAACCAACACGCCTTTTGGTCTAATAATTTTCAAATCAAGTCCCTTTTCTTCTTTCAGACTTCTTTCAATACTTAATCTGTTTTGAGAACAATCGAAAATATAATTTTCCAATTGCGAAAGAGCTTTACTCACATCAGAAGACCAGTAATAATTGTCATGGCTTTTATCATACTGTAGCAACGGAACATTTGATTTTTTTATTTCATATATGTCAATATATCCATAAATATCATAAACCAAAAAATCTGGCTCAGACCGTCTCCCCGGCTTAATACTTTGCTTTGAAATAAAATTTGTATATCTCGAATCAAATATAAATATATTCTTTTCAAAAAACGTTTGCCAAGTTTGTTCTTTCGGATTATTGGCTAAATGCTTTTCAAATTCACTTAAAATATTTTCTAAATTACACTCCGAAACTTTCAAAAAATTGCGTTGTAAAAAATTATGCTTATTCCCCGTAGTTCCTAGTATTTTTTCATAAAATTCTTCTACTTTGGTTAATTCCTCCTTGGTCAACAAACCAACAACAGATTCATCCATTGCAGATAGAAATATTCTTTTTAATTCTTTTCCCCTATTCTCTTCTTTATATTGAGATTTGTCAGGGAATTTTTTATGGAAAAACTCTGAAACCGCATTTTGAGACATACGATTTCCAAACTGCTTCCCTACACCCACTGCTGTAAATAATTCTTCAAAGTCGCTTTCACCTAAAACCAATTTATATCCTTTATTTGGTATCTTTCTAATTGTCGTATCAGCACCCTTTTTTATGTAAAGTTCTTCTATGCACAACGCATCCTTTTTACCAAGAAAAGCATTTATTCCACTCACAAAAATATTAGTAAATCCATTTGTAAAACCAATTCCAGACCTATAAACATGAGGTGGAAAATCGGAAACGGAATATCCTTCAAAAATAATATAAGGAACTATAAATTGCTGCATATAATACTTCCAGTTTTTATTCCCATCATACTCTGCATACAAACTACTTTTCGCCACTATTGTCATTTTATCTGACTTTTTAAATTCTTCAGTTTCTTCTACTTCCTTACTACTCATTGGGTCCAGCATGAGCATTTCTCGTAATTCATCATTTCCTATACGATAATACAGCCTCTTTTTATTTTCCTTTGCATAGAACAGAAAGTATTTTTCGCTGTTAGCTTCATTAAATCCAATTATCTCCATAGCATTCTCCTATACTACTTATTTTTCGTAATAGTATCTATTTCTGAATTATCATATGAATATTTTACCACATCCACCTACATTTTACTATCCGAAAAAGAGCAAGAAAAAAAGCCGATCAGGAATCGTAACTCCCAATCGGCATTTTTTCTTATTCCTCTTCATTTTTACATTCAATCTCCGTTCCATCCAGGAACACTACCAACAATGTTCCATCCTCAAAAACCTTTATGTGGTCCAGTGTTTTCAACATGAAGTCCGTATCCATCTCCGTCAAAGGTTCTGCTCCATCCGTGTATTCTATGAACTTCTCTGCTCGATAACCTTCCAATAGGTTCTCGCTCTGAAGCTGTTCTGTCCACTGCTCCATGAAATCCTCTCGGTTCTCCACTAATGCATTCCAAGCCATCAGATAAGCCTTTATCAGCGTTTCTTCCTCTACGTGACGGTTGGCACATCCCATGACTCCTTTAACCTTATAGCGTTCACTGCATTGCCATACCTTACGGTCAACGCCCGTGCTGCTCCGCCAGCCTTTCCGTGCAAATACCTTATTACAGTCTCCGCAAATTATCTTGGATGCGAATGGATTGCTTTCCGGCCGATGGGAATAGGAGTTTGTCCCATGCTCCTCCAGATACTTTTTCCTGCGTTTTATTTCAAGCTGTACACATTCCCAAATCCGCTTTGAAATGATGGCATCGTGGTCATCCTCCACATAAAACATCTGAATTTCCCCTTTGTTCTGTGTACGTTTCTTGGTGAGGAAATCCACCGTATAACTTTTCTGCAGCAAGGCATCACCCTTGTATTTTTCATTTTCCAACATACTCATTAAGGTTGTGGACTGCCACTTCGTACCGCCATCCCAGTTTTTCACACCTTCCCGTTCAAAAATCCGCTTGATGTAATCGGTTGTTTTTCCGTCCAGGAATTCCTGATACAGCCGATCCACAATCGGCTCCTGCGTCCTGTTGATTACCAGCTTCCCCGTTTCATCCGTATCGTAGCCAAGAAAACGCTTTGTACTCATTTTGTGTTTTCCTGTTTCAAACCTTCTGCGGATTCCCCATGTGCAGTTCTCTGAAATGGACCGGCTCTCATCCTGTGCCAGTGAGGAAAGAATGGTAAGCAGCACTTCTCCCTTTGCATCAAGGGTATTGATATTTTCCTTCTCAAAAATAATCCCTATCCCCAAATCTTTCAACTCTCGCACATAGTTCAAGCAATCTAGCGTATTTCTTGCAAATCGGGAAATGGACTTAGTAATAATCATGTCTATTTTCCCCGCCCTGCAATCAGCAATCATGCGGTTGAATTCATCCCTCTTTTTGGTATTGGTTCCCGAAATTCCTTCATCCGCATAAGTCCCTGCATATTCATAGAGTGGATTCTCGCTGATGTAATTTGTGTAATAATTGACCTGATTCTCATAGCTTAATAACTGTTCTTCTTGGTCGGTTGACACTCGGCAGTACGCTGCCATCTTTAATTTCTGCACTGACTGTGCTGTTCCTGATTCCGCATTCGAAATCTGCTTTGCTGGTATAACAGTAATGCTTCTTGCCATTTTTAACCACCTCCTCAATCACTGTCTGTTCCGCAATGTTTAAGCCCTGCAATTCGGCATCATCAATCCTTATCCCTTTACATGCCTTGACTCCCTTTTCAATGTAGGTGCTGCAGAGCCATTGGATTTTCTTCTTGTAAACCTGTCTGCGCCGGAGCGTTTTTCCGCAGTAAGGGCAAATCAGCATTCCGCTTAAGGGATAGCGGTTTTGGAACTTCATTGTGCTGTCCTGTCCGATATTCCTGTCACGTTTTCTCTGTTCCCTGACTTCCTGCACCTTTTCCCATACCTCCGGCGATACAATTGGTTCGTGATTTTCCGAAATGTAATAACTCTGCACTTCCCCGTTGTTTTTCCTCGTATGGTTTCTTTTGTTTTCAGGGGTGTAATACTTCTGCAGATGAAAATCCCCTTTGTACTTTTCATTACAAAGCATCCCATTGATGGTCCCGCTTTCCCATGTTGTTCCCGTCACCGTTTTCACACCTAGGTAATCAAGCAACTCCCCAATCCTTGACGAGCCGACATTCAGCAGATAAAGGTCAAAAGTCAGACTGACAATTTCCGCTTCCTTTCGGTTCACAATCAAATCTCCATATTCGTTTTTGTCATAACCGAGGAAACGGGATGTGGTAATCATCACTTCCCCTCTCTCAAATTTCTTCCGAATGGACCATTTATTGTTTTCACTCATGCTTCTGCTTTCTTCCTGTGCAAAAGAAGCGAGGACGGCAAGCATCATCTCACCGTCCCCTGATAGAGTGTTAATGTTCTGTTCTTCAAAAAAAATACCGACACCCAGTTCCTTCAGTTCCCTTGCGAACTTTAGAACGGTGACGGTATTTCTTGCAAACCTCGATATGGATTTTGTAATAATTAAATCAATCTCTCCTGCCCTTGCCTTCTCCATCATTCTCTGGAACTGTGGGCGGTTCTCACAATAGCCGGATATGCCCTGATCAGCAAATACTCCGATAAATTCATATTCTGGATTTCCGGTAATCAGTCTCTCATAGGTTTCCATCTGGTTTTCAAGAGAGTCTTCCTGTCTTCTGCTGTCTGTGGAAACTCTGGCATAAGCACAAACCCTTTTCTTTTGTAAGACCGAAGCTGGTCGTTTGTTAATTACTTTTACTCGCACGTTACATCACTTCCTTCAAAAAACCTTTTCTTAAACTCCTGAATCCTTTGGAAAATGGCCTGTGCATCTTCTACCTTGTCAATGCACACCACTTCCACATTTCTCTTACTGCAAATCAGCATGAACTCCATAAACTGTCCCCAGTTACGTGCAATCGTGGCAGCCCTCATGGTAACCACCACATCTATCTTCTTTGCTGCGATTTCCGCTTTCAGACGATTAAATTCTTTTCTGTTCGGGTCGGCTCCTGAAGCTTCCTCAAAGAATATCTGCAAATCCCATTTCTGTTTTCCATATTCTTCTTCCAACCGCCTCATTACATCGTCCAGATATTTTTCATAGTCTCTGTCACGATGGTTGACTCTGCAGTAAAAAGCTACTCTATTTATCATTCCTGCAATCACCATATAAATAAGTACTCCTTTCGTTTTTGGTAGTATATAAATCACTCTAAACCCCTGTAAAGTCAAGCAATTCTACGGTTTCCACCCACTCTTTTTTCACTCTGTCCAAACTTGTCAGGAGCCGAAAAAAGCAGCCGGACAGAAACCTGTTGTCTCTGTCCGGCTTGCTTCTAAACCCTCTCGGCATAATCCAGTGAAATCCATCCATTACGTTTTTTCTGATAAGATTTCAGAAGCCCCCAAAGGCTCGCACCCTTACCTTCTGCTTCTTCCACAATAGTGAAAGCTCCTTTTCCGGTGTACTTACCTGTTTTATCGTAGTCTGTTCCCGGACCCTTGCGGATGTTCAAATCTTCAATAGATACTCTCACAAGATACGGTGTGAATGTAGCATTGGAATAAATCACTTTACCGGATTCATCAAATACGGAATATCCCTCATTTTCATCTGCACACCTCTTGGCATTTTCCAAACTGTGGAATGCACCCTTCTGTGTGGCAGCATCCGCCCATGTCTTACGCACACGATACCAGACTTCTTCCGCTTCTGCTGTCTCGTTCTTAATTCCAATCATGGCATTTAAGATTGTAATAATCTTTGCACCATATCCGGCTCCTGCTGCCCATCCCCTTCCATCTGGATTTTCTTTCTGTCCAAGCCACTCCACATATTCAGCACAGCCTCTTGTGACATACTTAAATCGTGGATCAACGCATTCATTCTTCAAATCCACTGTGGAAGCATAGGCTTTCAAATGCTGAACCTGTGCCCTGATACCAAACTGTGGTGTATCAAAGGAGTTTCCTTTCATTCCACTGGAAGTCACTCCCATGCCACAGAAATTGTTCTGGTCGAGCGTAACTGCAGAACCGGAGAATCCAAAATTACCTGTTTCCAGACAGGATTGTGCAAAGGCAATATCACCACGGACACCCTCTGCCTTTCCCTCCAAAAGATAAAACGGAATCATATCAATAACCGACTGTGCAACATCAGGATTCTTTGCTTTAATATACTCTGTCATCTGCTCCACCGTTGTCACTGCGTTACCCATAATCTTTGTAAATGTGGTTTCTTCATTTTTCGTTACTCCATAATAGGAAGCAATACATTCTGCTTCTGCTTTGGCAAGTTTCTGCAAATTACTGTCACTGGAAAGCCATTTTGTTGCTCTGGTGTTTGTATGGAATGAATGCTCCAGAATAATACCCGGTGTTCCTACTGCATTCGCACCACGAAGCACACCATAGTATTCTCCGTTTGTCCCCTGACGTGTTGCGGTTCTTCCACTCTGGGCAGTCCCCATCACTGCTTCCACAACCTTTGCCAGCTTCAGACCAATATCCGTGCTGCTTCCATTTAAAAGGACATATGCCACCGGATAATCCACATTTTCGTTTACACCATTGCCTACAGCATTGGAATGGACAGAAATAAAGAGGTTACAGCCCTTGGAAGCCGCACCTCTTTCATACAATGCTCTGTCCGTATTCTGATTTGTCCTTGTGGTTACCACACCGATACCAAATGCCTCCAACTCCTTCTTAAGATAATTATGGAGTTTCCAAGTCATGTCCGACTCATAATAAGACGAAACCGCAGGGCTGCGGTTGTATTTACCGTAATGCCCTGCGTCCAGACATACCTTTACTGCCATGTTATTCATCCTCCTTTTTCTCATCTGCTTCTTCATGCAGCTGTTCCAATACTTCTTTCAGCTTCTTTGGAACCGGAAGTCCGATAAGGGCAACATTCTCAATAATGGAAATTCCCTCATTGGATAAGTAAAAGAAAATGACTGCGGTGCGGAGTACACTTCCGCTCTGGATGACCTGCGTATCAAGCACATGGCCGATACCTACCAGACAGAAGATTGCCACCTTTTTGCAGATGCCTTTAAAACCAACCTCGCTGGATACCTTTTTCTGTACGAATGCTGCCATAAGCCCGGTGGCATAATCGATGACCACGAACATAAGGAGTGCATACAGAAAACCATCCAGTCCTCCAAGAAACCAACCCATAAAGCCTCCTATTCCTGCAAATACATACTGCAC